GGGCAGGTCGATAACGTGAAGAATATCGAATTTGTGGAGGCGAAATAGTGAAAATAACGGTTTATTTAAAAGACGGGAAAAGCGTTAGTACTTCCGGCGTTGATATAACGTGTAAACAAGTCGAATCGATGATGTCTAGTCGTAAAAAGACGATTAATTTAGTGAACGCTAACGGAAGTTTCACCGTTGTTTATAAGTCCGAGATAGCTATGATTGATGCCCGAGATGACGATAAATGAGTTATAGAATGATCCACACAATACGCCGGCTGATGTGCGACAAGTTTTCGGTGTTGTGCACGCTGGCGGAGCTCAATGCGAAACAATTGAGGGAGGACGCAAAATTGACTAACGATAAATTAACGGAAATGTTCGAAATGCAAGCAGGACTAGACAGTCGGATTATTAAAGAACGCGGTATTGAAAAGGATATCAGCGAGTGGGTGACTGGAATCACCCTCGCAATGGAAAGCGAAATTGATGAGATACGGCGCGAAGTTAACTGGAAATGGTGGAAAAATCCGAAACAAATCGATGATAGTGCGTTACAAGGCGAGGTTATCGACATGTGGCACTTCTTACTTTCACTGTCAAGAGTCGTCGGATTAACGCCTGAAACGATTCATTCGATTTACATGGAAAAGAACGCTGAGAACCACGCAAGGCAGGACGGTAATAGCGCTAAAGAAGGCTACGAAGTTAAGGAGGCGAAGTAATTGAACTATAACTATCTTACCGTAATCGACGAGAAGATGGTTGAACGTACAAATAAAAAGCGAAAGTATTACTTGGTTAGATGCATCTGCGGTAATGAGAAGTGGATTCTAGCACAAAACGTAAAGAACGGCAGATCGAAAAGTTGTGGCTGTAAGTCTAACGAAATGAAAGTAAATATCAAACATGGTCTATGGAAAACACGAATTTATCAAACATACCAAGATATGAAGCAAAGATGCCTTAATCCTAATAATTCACGTTATCACCGTTACGGAGGTCGCGGGATTATAATATGTGACGAATGGCTTGATAATATTGAAAATTTCTATCACTGGGCAATTTCGAACGGATACGATGACACCTTAACTATAGAACGAATAGATAACGACGGAAACTACTGCCCAGAAAATTGTAAATGGGCGACGAAGGAAGAACAACTTAAAAACAGAGATTTTAGGAGGATGGGGCATGGGAGAAACAAAAATGCAGGTTAAGTTATTGGCGCACACACAGCTTTCACGTAACTTTGTTGAGCAATTAAAATCAGAGTTAGATTTCGCTATGCCTTTCACCAGCGGTCAAGCGGTCGCATTAACTGCGATCCGTACTTGCTACAGCGCAAATAATCCGAGTGAGATAGTTATTAACGAAGGTGATAAGTACTTCGGAAATAAGGCAACCGACGGAGAAGGTGGTACCGAAGCTGACAGACTCTTCCGTATGATATTCCGTAGTAAACACGTCTCTACTGTTGAGCACCTGTCGTTCACATTCGCAATAGAAGGCGTAAGCCGAGCGTTATTGGCGCAATTAACACGACACCGAGTTGGGTTTAGTTACAGCGTTCAGAGTCAGCGGTATGTCAAGTTCGGCTCAGGCGATCGGAGTGGCGGATTTGATTACGTCGTTCCTGAATCAGTTGGCGAAGAAAAATATATTAATCTCGAGAACTTTCCGCCAGTGTATTCCGACGATTTATTTGAAGAAGCTATGCAGCTTGCGCAAAGATACTACGATCTATTACGTCAAGCCGGAATTCCAGCCGAAGATGCTCGAGCAGTCCTTCCGCAAGCCTCCGCTTGTAATCTCGTAATGACGGCAAACCTTCGTGCGATTCTCGAATTCTATTCGAAACGACAGCCGGGCAAGGGAGCGCAAAAAGAAATAACGGAACTAGCCGTCGCATTAAAGGACGCAGTAATCGACGTAGAACCTTGGACTTCTCAGTTCTTCGCATAAATAAGGAGTGATACTATCGGATTACTATCTACGATTATACTAACGCATTCACTACTTAGTCCGCCGTCCATTGTCGCAGGGGATGTCGCCCAGCAGGTCGCTCCTTTAGCGCAAACGTGGCGCCAACAGGCGGAAGTATTAACGCAACGACTAACCGAGCAACGCGAGGTAAACGAACGCTTACGAGCTGAAATCAAGCGTCTGCAGGCGACTCGCACATACGAAGTGACCGCATATACGTCCGGCTATGAATCTACGCAAAAGCACACTGGCGACGAAGGTTACGGCATAACGGCAAGCGGTACGAAAGCATCCGAAGGACGCACGGCAGCATGTCCAGCGAGCATTACGTTTGGCACTCGATTAAATATCGAAGGCATTGGCGTCCGTATCTGCGAGGATCGAGGCGGCGCCATTACGGAAGGCCACTTAGACGTTTACTTTAATAGCGTAGCCGATGCGCAATCATTCGGCAGACAATTCCGAAAGGCGGAGATTAAATGACGAGAACATTTCACGGTAAGCAGCTAAAGGTAGGCGGAGCAATATACACGGTACACGAGGTCGAAGGGCTTCATCGTAAGCTAAATTTACTAGGCAACGTAGACTTCAGCGATTGCATCATCCAAATTGATTCGGCCATGTCGGACGAACGCAAGGAGCAAACGATAATTCACGAGGTTTTACATGCGATCCATTTCGAAGCGGGCTATGATGCGGAGGACCAAGACGAGGATATGATTAACCGGACGGCCAACGTTTTGCACCAGGTTATCGTAGACAATATCGATATTCTTGCGACACCGGACGAGGAGCAAGCGCTAGATGATGAAGTCCAAATTAACGAAGCATTGGAGGCGTTGTATTAATGGAAATTCGGATTACTAACGGAAAAGGTTGGTACCGTAACTGTGTCGGAGAGATATTCAAGGTCGTTGAAAGGCATCCGAGTCGTGCTGCTTACTACGTCAAATTTTGGGACGGAGAAGAGTACATTACAAATCAGTTTTTCGTAAGTGATGGTAACTACGAAATTGTTGACGAAGAGGTCACGGTAGACTCATCGCAAGCCAGCGAGCAAGTCATCGAAATGCTCGCCAATCTAGTGCGACGAGTCACTTCGCTTGAACGCCAATTAGCCGATACGCAGCGCAACCTCGAGCGCCAGGCGGAGGAATTAGAGAACGCCAAGCACCGCATAAGCAAGCACGCCACCATGTTCGGAGCCGTCGAGGAGAAGGTCGAAATGCTGACCGATGATGTGATTACGTTGGATGAGCGTACACAGGTCGTTAATGCAATTACGAAGTTTTACGAGGAGGGTCGCCGATGAAACATACGCTAAATGTTAACCGCGAGATTACAGTTACGAAAGTGATACTCGGAGGCAAGTTACGTTCAGGCAAGGACACCGTAGCGGAACACATGTGGTTGATGCATGGCTTCGACCGATACGCTTTTGCGGATAAAGTAAAGGACGTCGCACACGCTATGTTTCCGGGCATTCCACGCGAACCTAAGCCACGTAAGCTATACGTTGATGTTGGCGAAAAGGGAACCGAAATTGATTCGCTGGTCTGGGTAAAGTTAGTCGAGCGTCAAATCGAAAATCATATTCAGCTAATGGCGGAAATGGGCCACACGGAAATAAACGTCGTGATTACGGATTTGCGCAAGCCTGCCGAACTAGAGTGGGCTCGAGCCAATGGTTACACTGTGATTCGCGTAACGGCTCCGGATGAGGTGCGCATTGCTCGGGCGATTGAGGCTGGCGACGATTTTACGGTGCATGATTTGGCACATGAAACGGAGCTGGCGATTGACGGGTTTGCGGTAGATTTCGAAGTCCACAACGAAGGCACAGTTGACGATTTAAAACGCAAGATAGACGAAATCATGGAGGCGATTTAATGACTTTTAACTACGTATCTTTATTCAGCGGAATCGGAGGCTTTGAACAAGCGCTAAACAGACTCGGAGGCAGTTGCGTAATGGCATCCGAAATTGACAAGTACGCCAATCAAGCTTACGAAATCCTATACGGACACCCAACGGTCGGCGACGTAACCAAAGTTGCTGCGGAAGACGTGCCGGACCACGACTTGCTTGTCGGAGGATTTCCGTGCCAGGCGTTCTCAGTCGCAGGCAAACGGCTCGGCTTCGAAGAGGCTCGCGGAACACTATTCTTCGAGATTGCGAGAATAGCGAAGGTTAAGCGCCCAAAAGCGATGCTCCTCGAAAACGTGAAGGGTCTCGTCGGCCATGACGGAGGAAAAACGCTAGACACGATCATCCAGACGCTTGACGAAATCGGCTATACCGTTGATTTCGAGGTAATGAATTCGAAGTATTTCGGAGTTCCACAGAATCGGGAGCGTATCTTTATCGTAGCTGTCCGTAATGACTTAATCGAGCCAAGCGATTGGAACGTCGGCAAACGTTCTGACGTAGTAGCGAAGGGTAAACGGAGGATTAAGGGGCTGGGCGTTAAGACATTCAACTTCTATTGGCCGGTGCAAAATGAAGTAACGGTTAGGCTGCGTGACATTCTCGAAAGTGACGTAGATGAGCGGTTTTATCTTAGCGAAGAAAAGACAGCGAAATTGGTGGCGCAGTTGGAGGCTCGCGACCAAGAAATAGGCGAAGGTACAACGCCACTAAACGTGTTGTCACGAGGTGCAGAGTCGAAGACAGACGGAACAGCCTACTGTATTAAAGCCGGAAGGCAGCAAGAACTAATCGAGATAAATGTCGTTGGCAGGCTGGAGCTATCTAAAAATGATCGTACAAACCGCGTACACTCAATTGACGGTCTATGCCCGACTCCTAGCGGTTTAGGTCAAGGAGGCGGAACGGAGCCAAAAATCGCTGAACCGCAAATGCTCGGTCACATCGATTTAAAAGGTCACGACGCAATCAAGCGCGTTTACAGTGCGGAGGGCGTTTCGCCAACCTTAACGACAATGGGCGGAGGACATCGTGAGCCGAAAATTGCCGAAATACAGGGACTACCGATTCGCGAGGCAACTAAGCAAGGCTACGCAATTGCGCAGGAAGGTGACGCAGTTAACTTCCAATTCCCGGATAGCGAAACACGGCGAGGACGCATAGGCAAACAGTTAGCAAATACGTTGGAAGCAAGCGGAATCAATCAAGGTGTAGTTACGCCAAAATACCGCATCCGAAAGTTAACGCCGCGCGAATGTTTCCGCCTTCAAGGATTTCCAGACGCAGAGTTCGATAAGCTGACGGCAAACGGCATATCAAACTCGCAGCTTTATAAAATGGCCGGTAACGCGGTCACAGTAAACGTAATAAGTGCGTTAGGCAGGCGCTTATTACCTTACATTGAGGAGGCGTAGATATGGACGAAATACACGCGCTACAAATAGAGGCGACCCGACTACGTGAACAAGTCGAAACCTTACTAGAGGAAAAGGAGCAACTGAAAAACGACGTTCTATTCCACCGCAAAAAAGCCGACGAGTATCTGCGCCAGCTTAACGAGGATAAGGATAGCGGAGGCAGAACGCTACAAGATTGGCTAAGTTAACTCAAACGCTCGCCAGTAAACTGTTCCCTCGTCGAAATTTCCTATATCGGTGAATTTCGCCGGCAGCATATCGGCACCAAGCGCCAGTTTCGCGATAATCTCTTTGCCCGCTTTCGTGCCCAAATAGCCACGCTTATCCACTTTGACGGCGCTAGCATTCGGCACCTTGGCGAGCTCCTGTTTCGCAAGCCCGATCCGCTTGTTCTCGACGTCAACGCTTACAACGACGTATTGGTAGGCGGAGAGTTTAAGTTCGCGCATGGCGGCGCTGGAGACACGCAGGCGATGCTGCACGTCAATGGTGAGCGATGAGCCTCCGTGGGTGGTGAGGGTTAACGGTAGGAATGGCATATGTAACAACTCCGATCTTTTTAACGCAATTATAACGAAATTAAACGATAATGACAAGTTAGACTAAACGGTCGAATTTCGACATATTTAGACGAAAGGGGCGAACTTATGGGAAAAGCAGATCGTAAACGATGGGAAGGTAACGTTAAATCAATGGAAATAATCGCAAAGCCACGCGATCAAATCACGAAGGAGGACGTTGAGTTCTTACGTCAAAACTACACATCTGCAGGCGGGTTATTACCTAATGCATTTAGCGGTGGGGCGTTCTTCACTCCTACACACGTCGCAAAGTTCATCTGGCAGGTGTTGGCACCGAGATTGCCTGAAAATCCGAAAGTTTTAGAGCCTTCAGTGGGCTCCGGCGTATTCCTAGAGCATGCGCCATCTGATGCGGATATCACAGCGTTAGAGCTTGACAAGACCTCGGCAAAGGTTGCGTCGCTACTATACCCTAACGCGGAAATTATCGAGGGTGATGCGTTAGTACATGACAGGCGTGATTATTACGATTTGATTATCGGAAATCCTCCTTACGGAGTTAGCGTTGAATTCGATAATACGGGCGAGGATTGGGCGTCATTAGGCAAGGCGTCCAAAGGAAAGCGCAAAGGAAAGTCTGAAACGGCGTTCATTGAGCTTGCGATTAAGGCTGTAAAGCCTGGCGGATATATTGCTTTAGTATTACCGATGGGCATTTCGTTTGCTCAAGCCAACGCAAAACTTCGAAAGCTAATGCACGAAACTTGCTGGCAATTTGCGACGATCCATTTGCCTGGCGAAACGTTTGCCCACGTCGGTACAACTATAGCTACGCAGATTATTATTTTACGAAAAGCACCGCCAGGTACGCCACGACTATCCGTAGATAAAAGAATACTCGGTCATCGCGGAAATGACATGCAATTTAAAGCGGAATTCTTCGCAGGTCAAATGCCGGCATACTTTGCGAGAGTGACGGACATCGGTTACGACAAAGACGGCAAGTCGACTGATAAATGGGGCGACGGATTGACGCAACTTGACGAGCTAGTCGAAGATTTGGCCGACGTTGAATACGAACTAGTGCGGTCAAATTTATATCCGAACATACCGAGTTGGGCGGAACGCGGCGGAGATAATAGCGAATTTTTCTTCGATAGAACAAACGGAGATTCAGACGGATCAAACAAGGCAGCACAATATGAAGGACCACAGCGCTGGAATGAATTCACGCTTGGAATGGGAGAAGAGTATGTCGTGGATGGCGTCGAATGGTCATCGATGGACTATTCGTGGCAAGACGCGATAGTGGCGGAATGGAGGCGGTCGAGTGGGCAGCGTTAAACGCGATTTAGAAATAAATGAACGCAGTCTCGAGGCGAAGTACCCGGCGCTCGACAATCCGGCCAACCTACGCATCCTTCTCTCGGACTACCACGCGCTGATAAATAGGCAATATCAGGGCGATTACGCTGCGGTTGATATTCTCGTAGACTTACGCAAGGCCGTTGAACTAGCGGGGCTCACAAGCCGTCAGGCGCAGGCTCTACGCCTGGTTTACGAGGAGGATTTGACGCAGGAAGAGGCGGGGCACTACGAAAATACTAAACTAACGGAGGATGGCGAAAAGTGAGAGACATCGATGTTCAATATAACGGCAAGCCACTGCGTGAGGAGTTCTGCAGAAACTGCGGTAAACACGTTATGACTCACGAAACGCTGTATTATTTACGATTTTACGGTTATGTTTGCGAAGACTGCCGTGATGAAATAGAGGAGGACGAATAATGGGCGCAGTTTCAGTCGACTTAAACAAGCGCGAACGAATTTATGAGGCGAGGTATCCGCTGGACAATCCGTTCGGCGTCCGCCACCTTTTCGAGGATTACGGAAAGCTAGAAACTTTGGCACGGAAGGAGAGCGACTTTGACGCCCTTATTGTATTGATGGACTTCGAACAGGCGTTAATAGACGCGAAACTAACTACGAAGCAAAAAGAAGCCCTATTCCTTGTGTTTATTGCGAAATTGACGCAAGAAGAAGCGGCTGCAGAGATGGGAATAGATCAGTCGAAGGTCTCTACTAGGGTAGACCGAGCAATCAATAAAGTCGCAGAATCACAGGGATACGACGAGGAGGTATACGTTGAAAAACACGGCCATTAATATAAACGAACTATTTGATAATGAGTTAGACCTTATGCAGAGAGGGTTACGGAAGCATTTAGCATTAGCAATGCGGGAAGGAGACACGGATAGGGCAGAGGATATTTACAAAGCCATGCGAGCTAATGCAATGAAAAAGGGCGACATCGTCGCTAAGATAACGGAGGAATACTTTAGTGAGCGCGGGGAAATGCCGGAGGGTAGAGAATTGGATCGTCTTAGTACGTGGATAATTCGTTTCATGGAAAATATCGACGGTGAAGATTTGATTCTAACTGACAGGCAGATGCGCACAAGGAATCGCGAAAAGGAAATGTCGTTCTATTCTCCGGAAAGCAGACAATTTCATTTAGAGGCTGACGGAAACAAACTCGTAAAGAATGCGCCAGGAATGGATAGTGTCGAATCCCATAAGGTACGAGTAAGACTGCAGCATGATAACGCTGATCTACGTCAATTTAACGGGCCGTTGACGAAATATTTCATAGAGTTCTTATAAAACGGCATAAAACAGCCTAGTTTAACGGCAATAAGGGGAAGGGTAATACGCATTACGTTAGCTTACCTTAATATTACAGTTTTGTTACGACTCCATATTTTTGCCTGTTTTACGGCCTATAGTATGAAGGGGTATTTTCCTTCAAAATTAAATAGACGGGGAGATTGATACTATGAAATACGGCGTATTAGTAAACGAAGAATTCTACTTATTAACGGAAGACGGCGCAACCTACGCGACATTTGATACGGCTGACGAAGCGGAAGAGTTGGCGCTTGACCATAGTGATATGGACGCTGAAGTAATCGCATTTTAATTAAGGCTCGCTTAGGCGGGCTTTTTATTTTGGGCTAAGGCAAGAGTCGGGTATGCTCCGACCAGCCCTTTCGACGTTCGTCGGATTTATTCGACTATTAAATCGGAGGGGAAATCGAATTGACAATTTTACGAGTAATCGACGTATCCACTGGCGAGGATTTATCGCAAGAATACACGCTAAGACACCGCAACCAGGACGAATCATTTAAGCGGAGGAACACCGCACTTGAAAGCGGTCGTCAGCGAGAATTCACATTCGGCAACATGCTTAACTTACCGGAAGTAATCGCAGCACTAGACGATAAGTATTGCGGCTATTTACTTTATCTACAGACGTATATCGACTATGACGGCGTACTTACTGGCGTTAATAAACCGATGAATCGAGCGGACATACAAAAGGCGCTAGGTCTTGCGGATCGTGCGTTTAAGTCGTTTATTAAGGCGATGACTACTAACGAAATCATAGCGGAGGATAACGGCAAGTTTCGTGTTAATCCAGCGTACCACTTTAAGGGAGCAACCGATAACCGACACGTTATCAAGACGTTCTCGGCGAAGGTGCGATCGTTATACAACGTTAAGAATGCGAAGAAGCTCGGTTTCATTTATAAGTTACTACCGCATATACACTTCGAAACAAATACCGTCTGTGAGAATCCGTTTGAGCAAGACGTAGAGCGAGTCGATAAGTTATCGAAGCAGCAAATCGCAGAGATTACCGGTGTTAGCGAAAAGACTGTCTATACGTATTTAAGGCGAATGAAGCTCGGTGATGAGTTCGTCTTTGCGGAGATCAGACGAGGCAATACGAAGTACTACAAGTTGAATCCGTTTATATTCTACCGCAGAACTGGCGAACCAGACGCTACATTGCGTGAGATATTCCGTTTAGGATTTAGCGGACATTAAGCGTTGAGGATGGCGGATTGTATAGCGTATAGGTAAAACCTTGCAATCCGTCGCTAACGCTCCGTCTTGCTACCTATATTACTTTATCGATGGTCTTTAAAAGCGTAAGCAATAAAAGAGTCGTGGCGACGAGTGTAGTGAAACGGAACGAAGGCGCAGGGTTTAGAAGATTAAGAAATAACCACCCTACTTGAGTGATGAAAAACGGAGCATTCGGGAGCATTTGGGAGATAAACGTAGATATATGCGGATATTTGAAGGTGCACGATTTTACCGATAGATGCCCGAAAAAGTGCACGATTTTACCGATAGGTTTCTCTTATCGTATTACTGCGTATCAATAAGCGTTACTTATAATAGAAGAAACACGGATAGCCAATGCAAATAGACGGTAACATGACGTAATAGAAGCGGAGTCATAACGCCTAAAACATTAGCACGGAGCTACCAGCGGAGACGCCTTGTCGAAACTCGAGGGGTTGTCGAATAACGGATTGAGATACGTCAGCTCTAGCGCCTGGCATACGGTAGCTAACCGCTCGATCATCCGAATATCCCGCCAGTATTTATGCAACGGATACGGGAAATAATACGCCGGCCATCGTTAAAAACGTTGATGCACCGCCAATGTATAAAGCAGCGTATAACTACCGTTAGTAGCATACGTCATGAACGTTGTCGTGGCGCGGTTTGTTATCGCACATAATTACGTAAAATTGACATTATGCGTAATGATGTCCGTATGTTTATACAGCGGTATACAT